CCAGCGGGATGGGGAATACGAGCGGATCACTGAATACTTGATCCTCCAGCCTGTTGGTTCCGTGGTTGAGGTTCCAGAATAGGTTGTGCTGAACATAAGGAGTCCATGAGTCATCAGGGTCTTCGCCTTCACCTTTTCCCGGTTGAGATAGCAAGTAGATGGTGCATACGCGGATATTGTCGAATGGGTCGGTCCCTGCGTTACCTCGGATTGCCTCCAACGGGTCAAAGCTCTCCTCTTGCGGCTCAAACTTCTTGCGCTTACTGATGAATACCCTGTTTTCGTCAGGGTTAAACGATCCCGTGTAGCCCATCGAAAAAGACACTCCACCAGTGATGGTGTCAGACCAAAATCCTCTGGATGCCGGTCTTTCCTGAGTCAGAACAATATCCATAGCGCGAAGGTATCGTCGCTCATCCTTAGGTGTGCCGCCGACTTGAAACTGCTCCTGTATCCCGCCAGACAAAGAGATGCTCCGAGGATTGGCCGATTCAACTCCCTTTTCAGCGAAGTATGCGGGAACAGGCTCAAACGAGAATGACCCGCCCAATGAATCAAGGCTGGGGCTAAACCCACTCGGCTCGGCGTCAAAACCAATCTTTCGGAAGTTTTCGCTCAGTATCTCAATACTGGGCTTCTCATGCAATTCTGCCGTGACCTCTTCCGATGGGTCGCTGACGGATTTTATCCCAAGCCTTTCCAACGTCTCTTGGCTCGCGTATTTCACAGGAATATCAACCTCTACGTCCGCTGCATTCACGTAGCCGGGGTTAATGCTGGCCTTAAACACCAAGTCCGAACGATCCCACGCTACCGAAGTATGCCAAGGGTGCATCCACCCCCCAGTGCGGGTGGACTTGATCTCCAGCGGCATATTCGTCACTATGCGCTCCGCGAGGAAGTTGAAGTCCTCTGCGCTAATCTCATATCGCTGCCTTAGCTTCTCGTCAATCGTCGATAGACGAGTCAGGATTCCTCTTGTGGACCCTCTGCTCATGCCGCCCAAAAGTAGTGGCGTTCCGCAGCGTTCCCTTCAGCATTGGTCCCGCCCTCCACGTAACGGTGGTTGAGGTTGTGATGGACAATTTGGCGAAACTTCAAGAATGCACCATCCTTTGACCAGTAGAGCTTGGCCAATGGGTAGTAAGCCACGCGGTCATTGCTATCATTATCCTCCTGAACTGGGCTACCGCCCTGAGCAAAGCGATCAGACAAATCCTCAACGTGGACCACGCTGAGAGAATCTGGCGATTCTGTTATTCCAGCCTCACCGCCAGAAAGCATAGTGACTTTGATCGCAATGTAAGTTTTGAGGGCATCGGATTCCTTCTCCACCTTGATCTTAGGAACATCCACTCGATTACCCTCGCCATCTATTCCGCTGATGGGTATTTCATCAATAAATGGTGTGATACCATTTACAGTGCCTTCGGAAACGCTAAATCCACTGACGACACCTCCCTTGACTTTGAATGGGTGCGGCCAGCCGTTTTTTGCAAACTTCGCGCTTACCAGTGTGCCTTGGCTTTTGCGTGTCACCTTCAGGTCTTTGTCGTTGCTGGACGTATAAACCTCTGCGGCCTCAGCGTATCTCACTAGCGCACTTAACGCCTTAGAGATGTCGTCGCCCCTCCTGACTCTCAGCTCTCTTGGGATATTGGGCATATTGATTAAGCGTAAAGAGGATTTATACCCTTATAGAGTGCCTCATTCCACCCTCCAATCGGAGACTGTAGTAATTCATCAGTAATTACAAATGCACCGCCTCTTCGTGAAATCTTAAATGGTTGCTGCATCCAGTTTCTTGACGCTAAGTCCGCAGCGGCGAACTCATCAGGAAGGGCATCAACGACACTCCCCACCTTGCTAAGAATGTCGCCGGGAATCTCAGACACAGCGTAAGTCCTGCGAAATATAGCACCTAGAGTAAGATATGTCTCCTCCCCGAACAGCGGGTTTTTCAACTCCCTATCGCCTTCAGCGTTAACTGTTGATGATAGCCCGTAAGCACCTTCTATGCCTGCAACACGGGTCACGGAATCAGTGTCGGTCAGAGTTTCGCTAAACCTTAATTTACCGCTCTCCTCGTCGTATTCCCCGTCAAAAAGAACTTTAATACTCAGCCAATCAGGGTGAGATAGGAGTGTTTCCTCGCCATAGGATGCGTCCAACTCTACGCGAGCATTCTCTATCCCGGCAAAATTTGAATCAACAATCCCTTCATACGCGACCGTGACAATCATACCTTCTTTGCCCCCGTCCTCACCCATGCCCTTCTGGTCTTGGCCGTCTCGACTGATTTCAACCAACCCAGCCACAGGTGGGTCAGCACCCGCCTTGTGGTAGTCATCCTTGGAGGCTACATAATATTTACAAGTCCAAGTCGTTACGCCGATGTCGTCTGTTGAAAACGACTGTCCTACTGTTTTGATTATTTCTGCCATTGTGTGATATTGTGATATTTGTGTTGAAACTCGTTAAGCAAATTGACCCAGAGAGGCTGGCGGGCCAACGAACTCAGCATCGCTTTCTGCCATTAGCTCGTCCTTGATGCCTTGTAGCAGTGCGTTCGTTTTATCTCTCTGCGCCGTGGCTTTCTGCGCCTCAATAGCAATAATAGCAAACGCGCTGCGCCCCATTATTGCGTTGTTCATCTGGTCCACTCTCCCATTCAGCATGGGTCCAGCAAAAGCCGCAGGATCAGGAGTTGTTGGCTTATCATCCTCGGCTGGACCCATCTCCTCCTCCTTCTCTGGGGGGCGGCGGCTGAGGCTTCTCAGGATTTCCTCCAGTCGCTTACCGGCAGCTCCGGCCCCTGCTATATCGAGGCCAGTTTGTCGGTCAGTGAGGTTTCTGACAAATTCATCAAATTCAAAAGACGCCCTAGCCTCGGCATCCCTTATATTGAAGCCACTTGTAAATTTATCCTTGTGAGCAAGTGCTTCCCTACCCAGTTGCTCATTTCCTGTCCTCACCATATCAATCTCTTCACTCAGATTGTCGCCAATCTTTAGATACTTCAGCAGCGGGACTACCTCCTCAACCTTCCTGATAAATTTGAGTGCCGCATCCGACATGATTAGCCCTAAGCCGCTAAGTGCGTAAGAAAGTCCTTTATATAACGCGCTCCCGAAGTCAGCAGTGAAAAATGTATAGATAAGGTTGGCTATACCATGAATAAGCATAGCTGCCTCTTTCCCAAAAGCCACAAAAGCTATTATTATACCTTGAACCAACGAGTTCATGAAGGAGGTGACTGCATAGGACACAAAAGCATCCCAAGCCTTTGAGAAGCCATCAAGTGAATCCGCCATGCGAGCCATTGGGTCAGTGAAATCCTCAAGTCTGGCAATGACAGCAGCAACTTTCTTGCCCCACACGTCGGCGTTGGCAATCATACCTTTCATCACTTGTATCAGGTCATCCATTATGGGCATAAGCACCTCAACTATAGGTGCTCCGAACCGCTTGAGGAACTCGCCCCAATGCGCACTCATTCTACCCACCTTACCTTGGAAGGTGGTAGCCATCTTATCAGCACCACCAGCAAAGTCTTTCAGCGGGCCTTTCCCTTTAGCCACGTCGGTAAACAACCCTAGAACAACATCTGCGCTGACCTTGCCCTCTTGAATCATCTTGTTCAGCTCTGCTCCCGTGACACCGAGCTGCTCCTCCAGTGCCTTGAAGATCGGGATTCCCTTCTCCGCAATCTGCTGTCTCAATTCCTCCATCGACCCGACGCCCTTGGCAGCAACTTGGCTCAACGCCACGCCCAGCAGCTTCATGTCAGTGTTGGTCATGCCCACAGCACCACCCACATCGAGGATACCTTTATTCAGCTCCATCGCTTTCTCTGGAGAGAATCCGAACGCCATGAACTTGCCTACGTTACCTGCCATAGCCTCAAATGTGATGCCGGTTCTCATAGCAGTCTGTCGAAGAACGGTTAGAACCTTATTACTCTTCTCTACATCACCCGTAAGGATATTGAATCGCATCTCTGCGGCTTCCACTTGCCCTGCCTCCGTGACGGCTTTTTGGATCGTTCTGGCGAAGACCACTCCCGCAGCAAGACCGATAGCGGCCATTGACTTGGTGATCGTCTTGGCGATACTCAGCATCGCCCCCGCAACACCGCCGCGCATACCTTTGCCCATCGCTTTTCCAGCAGATCGACCGCTCTTGCTACCGAAGGACTTGGCTTGCCGCTCTGCTCGGTTGAGCTTGGCGGTAAACTTTCTGATATTGAGATTTAGATCGGCGGTAAGCGAATTGGCCATATATCTGTCAAGTTGTCAATCCTTAGCTGGTTTCACTTCCAGTCAACAATCTTTGATCTCTCAACGGCATCCTTCAAGCCTTTCCTCATCTTCTTGCGAAGTGCCTTGTCAGCCTGAACTCCCATCGCCCAACTCAGCCTGCGCTTCATAATTGCGACATCACCAGCGAATCTAACCTTGTTGGAGAACCTGATATGAATATTATCCTTACGGATCACAATTTTTGCACTACTGCCCACCTTGCCCTGATGCCGCCTCATCCACGCAGGGAAGTTTCGTCCCCTGACGCCAAACTCATCTGCGGCTGCGTGCCACCCTGCGGCGAATGCGCCGACCTTGGACTTCCGCATACGAATGTATTTGTTTAGCTGCCCCTTCATCACCTTATGGCGGTGGCGACTCTTTGATCTCTCAACCCTTCCCTTTCGACGCGCTCTCTTGTGTGTAGCCGCCATCCAAGCAATCGTCTGGTTTTGGGTGTGCGCTCCAGTTGCCAATGGGTTTGCGGGCGATAACTTGCGCTTTGTAACGCCTTCAAATACGCGGCGAATATGAACCTCAGTTGTCCGCTCTCCCCTTTTCTTAGCAGCCACGCCCCTGCGGTGCTTACCCGCCTGTGGAGGCGTTAAGGCTATGATTTCCGACACGAGATTCTTAGTGAAATCTCGCATAACCTCCTCTTGGCTCTTCTTCACCTGTCGCTTTAATTCCACAGCCAAGGCCGCGCCCCACGCCGCACCGTTCTTGAGTGTGAGTAAGTTCTCCTCAGCCATACCAATCTGAGCCTGTCAATCCAGCAGCCTAAAAGTCAGCGAACGCACCCTCACCCTCACATTCGTCAGACATAGCCTCAGAAGCATCCACCAAGCCTTGATATTGATCGTTCATCTTGACGGCAAGATCAGCCTTTCCGCCAAGAGGCACAGTCCACTCGTCATTGGCCGCAAGGACGCAATGGTGATAGGATAAGGCGCGGATCAGCGGGAGTTCCCACATAATCCAGTGCTCCTGCTCCTTGGTTGGCCTACCGTCAGCCAGCGAATAGAGGAACGCGACCCCCCATGCTGGCTTTATAAGTTTGGGGGAGGTGGACTTTCACTGCTTGAGGTTTCCGGCTGCGGCTTCTCCACAACGTCTACCGCCGTGGATGCTACGTCACCAATCTCGTTAATTGATGACATAATATCATTCATGTCAGACAACTCCAGACCGAAAGAGAACTCCATAACCTCGTCCTCCCAAGTGCCATCCTTGACTGCGCGTAGAACATCCTTGATTGGCTGAGACTGAATCCAGATGAATGTCTGTATCTGCTGAATGCTGTCACCGTCAAAATCGCCGTCCTCGTCCTCCGTGGCTTCGCGCTCTCCTGTGAAAATATCCAGACCCAGCTTGCGACACAGTTGCAGTGTGCCGAAGGTGAATGGCCTCAATTCAAGTCCACAGGTCTTACTTCCCGCCTCTAGTAAAATATCTTCTGAATCCATGTGATTTGTGTGATTTGTGTGATTTGTGTGAGGGTTGCGCTATCTGCGCTTGTTCAGTTGATTGAGAAAATACGCTCGCTCTTCTGGTGTCGCGTTGTCAGGAATGCTCACTTTGGACGAACCCTTGCGGATAACGTGGTGCTTAGGCAGCTTTGAGATAACTTTGAGCATCGAGAGGTGCTGTGTGTGCGTAGCACGCAGGTAGGAGATCGGGTGATCGGGGTTAGCCTCAATCCACTCGCGATCAATGTAGCGCGAGCGGAACTCACCGAAGCTAATACTCTCCTCGCGAGCCACGAGTTTACCGTCTTGATTCTCGACCCAAGTGAAAGGAACTTTTGTGGAGGCATCCATTAGCCAAGTGACGCTCACCTGAGTCTCGCCATCCACTTCTTCGTAGGCTTCCATGAACGGCTTGTCTGTGCCGTATTTGAACCCGCAGGCGAGCGCAGACGCGACAAGCCTAGTGTTGGGGGAGTGCGCGGGCTTTTTGTTATCGCGCACCAATTCTAGCTTCGCCCCCTTGAGGGGGCTGTTTGATTCATTCATGGGATTTTTGTTCCATCTTTAGGCGATGGCGGGCCTCTATTGCATTAAACGGCGGTGGGGTAGTGTTCGCCGGTAGCTGAGAATGTGTTAAACCCAGTATTGCTCTCACCCTCCTCCGTGGAGACGATCAGGCGCGTTCCGGCTCCATCCGTTACACCAGTGATGGCTCCAGCAGCCCCGCCGTCAGAACCGAGCACAAGCGCAGCATTGAGGTCGCCGTTGCCGGAGATAGTAAAGTTAATCATGCGAGCGTAAGTTCCTGCGGCCCCAAAACTAGAGTCACAGGCAGGGATAAAGGTATCCTCAACCACTGCCTCATATTCAACGGATTCGCAGAATGTTCCTGCTGGATAGTTTTGGATACCTACTTCGTCAAGTGTTACTGCCATGTCTAAATTGTGTGTCGAGTGTTGAGTTGTAAGTCAATTACAGTGACTTGTATTCCTTGGCGGTGATTTCAAAGTCAGGAAAGTCCTCTGCGTTCTCGGTGACGCGAGCAGAGGTAATGACTGATGTTCCGTCAGCGAAGGCAGTGCCAGCAACAACGCTTGAAAGGTCAGCGTCCCCCTTGCCAGAGAGCGTGTAGGTGATCTCCTCGGTCTTGGTGGTGGATGCTACGACGTAATTTCCATCCTCATCCTGAACAGTCACGCTGCTTACGCTTTTTGACTTGGAAGATTCATTGGCATAGCTACCCGTAGGGGTGGCGATGTCTGTAGCTGTTACTCCGATGTGTGCTGCCATAACAAAATCCGTTTGTCAACCCCATCGCCTAGCCTCTGAACACTCCCACGTTGAGACTGAGAGTGGTTAGCCAGCCACCATCTGACACGGTGGGTTCTTCGCCGACAAAGAAAGCCCCGCGAAACTCATCAGGCGACCTCTCGCTATCAAATGTAATTCTCAGGCTGGATGCGTCCCATCCCTCCACCAAAGCCCTGACTTGGTTGGATAAGTCCTGATGCGACTGTAGAGCCGCATTGCCGTCGTCGTCTTCGTTTATATGTGAGGGTGTAGTGACGATAAACTTGGTCATCACCATCTGGAGCGGTCCCACGCGGTGATCCGAGTTCTCAGCAGACACAAAGACAGTCTGCTCGTCACTGGCGACCTGTTCAGCCGACAAGCCGGTGTTGACCGTTGCCGTTACACCATCCTGCTCAAGCCAGCTCTTGAGCGTTTCTTCGATTCCCATGTTCATAATTAAGCCTTGACGGTCATCGCGAATAGAGGTGAGAAGGGTCGATTGGTATTCTCAACTACCACGTAAGCCTTGCCACCCATCTTGATTCTATCGTTAATTTCTGGAAATGGTCCATCTCCCGTGTTAAAGTAATTTCGCGGGACTTTAAGAACCCATGATCCATCGGGTGCAAAGCCGCCAATATCAAGCTCCTCCATAATCTGAGGGTCGTCGAGGATAGCTCTGTATTCCTGCCCCTTCCATTCAATGTCAAACCCAGCGTCATCAACGATTTCGATAACGGCGTCAGCCATCTCCGTTTGAAGTAAGTTTTTGCCCATACTTTTAGGATAGCGTCAACGCAAAAGAGAAAGCCGCCAGCAACCCCTCTAGGCTACTGGCGGCTATATTACACACTAAAAGTGTTGTTTTACTCGGAGTCCTTCTTCTTAGCGGCCTTCTTCTTGGGGGCTGGCTTCTCAGCCTTTTTGAGTTGCTCCTCAATAGCCTCTGCCTTGACCGCTGCCTCGACAGCCCTCTCATTAGCCTTGTTAAGCTCCTGAGCGAGTTTCTCGTGGGCTTCTTCCTTTTGCTTCTGGACGAGTCCGGGTTTACCACGCTTATACCAAGAGGGTTTGCGAAGCATTCCAACAAATTCAAATTTGTCAGAGTCGATCTCTTTGCGGTATGATGCAGAACATTCGTCTACGTCTCCACAAGTGATAACGGTGGCCTTGCCTCCGTTAAATCCGATTACAAGTGATGTTTTTTCCATGATTGGTTTCCTTTGTTTTCCGTTAAGGTATCCGGTTAAAGAAAAAGGGGCGAGCGGCTATAACCACCCGCCCCTTTTGAGTTATTTGTCAGCTATTAAGCGGAAACAATGGCAGTAGCCTTTGAACCAGTCGTGCTGTCAGCGTTCACGCCGTAAAGAACGGAGAGTTCAGTGCGCTGCTGAATGTCGTCATACCAGTGGCGAAGCTGGATCGTGAGGCCGCTGTTAGGATCGGTAATGTTACGAACCTGACCGTTCCAGTTCTCAGGAGCAGCAACGACGCGAGAAGCAATCGCAAGTGCCTGTGGCTGGAGAGCGATACCCGTCATGTTACGAGAGTTGGCAGGGATCGTGCCGTTATACTCGTAAACATCGAATCCGTGGATTCGGCGAACCATTCCCTCACGAAGAGGAGTGCGCCCCTCTGCGTTGTTTGAAGCGGAGATCAGAACGCTGTCCTTGAGCAGACCGTTCATGTAGCTAGGAGGAATAATGATTGCGCGACCAGCAGTGCTGACCTTGCGGGTGCTAAGTCCCTCGGCCAAGTCAGCAACAGCGTCAGCGTCAAAAGCAGCAGCAGTAGAGACTTGCGAATCAGCGACGTTGCCAACTACAGCCAAGCTGAGTGCATCTTCGATCATCTTGTCAACGAGGGCCGCAACAGCAGGCTCAACGTGGAATTGGATGAGGTCGTAGTCAGTGTAGCTGCGCTCAAGGTCAGTGAAGCCCATTCCGATACCCTGATACTGGTCGAGGGTAACAGCGAGATCGGTGAGGTCAGCGTCAGCCGCAACGCGGTTTGCTGGGTCAGAGAAGTCGACAACAGAAGGATTTCCTGCGTAGCGAGTGCGAACGACATCACCGCGCTGAGAAACAGAAGAGGTGAGGTCAGTGGTGAATGCGCTGAGAGGCACTCCTTTTGTGATTAGCGTGTCGAGGGTCAACTCAGCGAGTCGATCCACGTTCACGGCTGCTGTAGTATTAGCCATAGTGTATTATTGTTGTGTGTGTAGTGGGGACAGGGCCGCTTCATGCAGCCCTGTCAAATTGTTCAAATTACTTGCTGCGAATCTGGCTCACGTAGAATGCGCGAGCGGCGACTTCGCCTTCCTCGTTGCGGATTTTAGAGTGCTCGACCCAAAGCTCCGCATCAGTGAAGTTAGCATACTTGCTGGAGTCCTCCTGGTCGGCAGTGGCCGCGATGGAATCAACACCGCTGTCAGCAGCGATCTTAGCAGCCTTGGCTTCAGCGGCCTCCTCGACGCGCTCCTCAAAGGAAGGCTCCTCGACAGGCTCTTCGGATGCTTCCTCGGATGCTTCCTCGGATGCCTCCTCCTTGCTCGCTTCCTCATCCTCCTCGGGACTGAGCGTTGCGATTAGTGCTTCCAGCTTGAGTGCCAGCTCGTCAACGCGAGACTCAAGGCTTACTTCCTTGGCCCCCTCCTCCGCTGACTCATCTTCCTTGGACTCGATGTCCTTGTCGCAATCTTCGCGGCCCTCAGTTCCTTCTACGGAATCTTCAACTACTACTTCAGACTCCTCCTCA